ATTCACCAGTCTCATCATCGTAGAGATCCTGTAAGTCGATTGGAAGCTTTTTGTAGATACCAAGACCCTTAAGATCACGACGAACGTTGGTCAGAGACTGGTCAGCTTTTGCATCACCTTTTTTGTGTCCATTAGCGGTATCACTAGTACCAATTGCGTAAACGGCAGCACTTTTAACTCCTACTGTACGGAAAGTTGCCAAAATACCAGGATTATCGACCCAAGCCTTGAAGAAGATATTTTCAATCTGGGATGGCATGATAGCATCACCGGTTACACCTTTAGATTTAAGGTTTTCGTTCCATTCACGCATGATTTGTTCATTAGAACCACGGTGGTTTTTAAGAACGATATTCTTAAAGTCTACAAGTGCAGCTTTTGTTTTGAGGTAGTTATTTGCAGAGGCTGGCTGGTTAGGCATGACACCTTTTTCCACAACTGCATCTTTTGCAATTTCTTTGTTGTTCATAGTTTCTTCCTTTTCTTCAGTATTATTAGTTTCGAGTACTTCTTGAGTTTCACCCTCTGACTCGTTAGTGGCTTCTTCCTCTGA